CAGGCCATCGTCACCGAACCGATGGGCCAGCAACCTTGACCCATATTGACAATACGGCCGAAACGGCCCTATCACGGACGCAGAACGACATCGGGGCACGCCTCGCTATCGCCCCCATGCCGTGCGGACGCCGTTGGTTCGTCGCCTGGACAACGCCCCGCATCCGCTTCGTCAGCCTCGCCGCACTCTGGGACAGCGGCATCCAGACCTTCCAGCCACGCATCGCCGAACGCTCAGGCCGCATCGTCGACCTCTGGCCAGGCTACCTGCCCGTCAGCTTCGATCCCAAACGCGACCCCTGGGGTATCATCTGCCGAACCCCAGGCGTCGGTGGCCTCATCCGGCACGGCTGGGAATCCCCCACCCCACTGCCGCGCGGAGCCATCGAGCACCTCCAGACCAGAACCTCGCCACGCGGCGTCGTCGACGACCCAGGCGAGACCTGGCCCACAGACATACCCCGTGGCGCCTCTGTAGAGGTCCGTGACGGCCCTCTGGCCGGTCTCCGCGGCATTGTGACGCTCAGTGGCCCAGCCCGCTGTAGGGTGCTCCTGAGCCTGTTCGCGGCCACGGTGCCGCTGAACGTCCCGACCGCCAACCTCGCCGTCGTCCCGTGATGGACGAGGACTATCCCGAGTTGACGTGGCCGATGGTCGAGGCAGTCCTCGATTGGGATGTGGAGCGCGTCAACCGCCTGATTGTAGCCGGCATCCCGCGAGAAAGCCCGGAGTGGCGGATTGCGGAGGGTCACGTCAGGCAATTCTACGAGTTAATGATGAAAGCCAGATGAGCAACCCACTGCGCGCCGTGTCTGCGACAGCCGCGCCCACGCAGACAGGCCTCGCGGCAACGCTCGGGCGGTTTCCCTCCCTCTCCGCCCGAGCAATGCGCCAACTAACCCACGGATCACGCTATGGGACGCCACACCACATTTACCCCTGAAATCGGCGCTGCCATCTGCGAACGACTGGAGAAGGGGGAAAGCTTACGCGCCATCTGTCGTGACGAAGGCATGCCAGCTGAAAGCGCGGTGAGGCGCTGGGCGCTCGACGATGTCGGCGGGTTTCATGCGCAATACATGCGCGCGCGGGAAATCCAATATCTCGCAATGGCCGAGGAACTCACTGAAATTGCTGATGATGCGCGCAACGACTGGATGGCAGTGCAGGACGATGATGGTGGTGAGGCCTATCGCCTGAACGGCGAGCACGTGCAGCGCTCGCGCCTTCGCACGGACACGCGCAAATGGCTGCTGTCCAAGATGCTGCCGAAGGTGTTCGGCGATAAGCTGGCACACACCGGACCAGATGGAACCGGACCGGCTAAGGTCGTGATGCAAGTTATCACAGGCGTTCCGCATGACGACGACGACGACTGAAATCAAACTAGAATACACGCCGCGCCAGCAGTTCATCGCTTATCATAAGCGTAAGCAGCGCTGGGCCTGCATCGTCGCGCATCGCAGGGCAGGTAAATCCCTCGCGTGCGTTATGGACCTGATCGACAAGACGCTGCGCTGCAAGAAGCCAGAGGCGCGCTTCGGCTACATTGCTCCAACCTACACGCAAGCTAAAGACGTCGTGTGGTTCTATCTAAAGCAATTTACCAGCAACATACCTGACACTGAGCTGCGGGAAAGCGACCTGTCGGTGATCTTCGCCAACGGTGCTCGCATCCGGCTTTACGGCAGCGACAACTACGACCGGCTGCGTGGCATCTATCTCGACGGCGTTGTCATGGACGAATACGCCGATATGTTCCCGCAAGCGTGGGCACAGGTCATTCGTCCGGCGCTGGCGGATCGATCAGGGTGGGCGACATTCATTGGCACGCCCAAAGGACGCAATGGCTTCTGGGAGATTTACGACGCGGCCAAGCGAGACCCGGAATGGTTTACACTGGAGTTGCGCGCATCCGTTACCGGCATCATTCCAGACTATGAATTAGACAGCGCGCGCAAGACACTGACTCCAGAGGGTTATAGCCAGGAATTTGAATGCAGCTTCGACGCCGCGATCCTCGGCGCCTACTACGGCCGCGACATTGCTGATGCAGAGCGGGAAGGCCGCATAACCTCCGTCCCCTATGATCCTGCAATCTCAGTGCATACCGCGTGGGATTTAGGAGTGGCTGACAGCACAGCCATCTGGTGGTTCCAGATCGTGCGCGACGAGGTGCACGTCATCGATTACTACGAGGCCAACGGCTACAACGTGGCGCACTACGCCGCGGTGTTAGCTGCGAAGCCATACACTTACGGGCGCGAGTATCTGCCGCACGACGCGATGGCGCGCGAGATGGGCACCGGCCGATCGATCTTCGAGACGCTGAAGGCCAGCACGAACCGCCATCCGTTCCTGGTGCCGAAGCTCAGCGTGATGGACGGCATCAACGCCGGGCGCCTGACGCTCGCCAAGGCGTGGTTCGATGCCGAGCGGTGTCACGATGGTCTTGAAATGCTAAGGGCTTACCGCGCGGACTATGACGAGCGTGCGAAAGTGTTTCACGATCGGCCGCGCCATGATTTTTCGAGTCACGGATCCGACGCATGGCGATACCTGTCGCTGGCGTGGCGCGAGATGCAGCCGGAGAAGCCGAAGCCGCCGGTCCGCGATTCCTGGTCTTATGCGTTCGAGCGCGCCAACCGCAGCGACACTGACGACTGGCGGACCGCGTGATGCACGCATACATCGACGATCCGAGGGTCATTATCCTGAAATGTCGCAAATGCGCGCGGCAGTGGCCGATATTGATACCGGAGAAAAACCCGCGCGCATTTTTGTATGGCGTGGCTTGCGAGTGCGGGGATGATCCTGCAACCGGCGATCTGGTGATAGCTGGCGGCGTCGGTCATCTGAGGACGATCCTTCATGGCCCGCGGACGGGTGGCTGGTAGCGTGAGTTCGCCGAAGCAGCCGAATGAGAGGGACTGACCATGCCGTTTGACGGACTGCCCGAGGGCCTGGTCTCCGACATGGTGAAGCTGCGGATTGCGCTCGATGGCGTGCGCCGCGGCTGGGCACAATACGAGGTCGGGCCACAGGGGGCGGAGCATCATTGCGCCATCGGCTGGCTGCTGGTCGCCACCGACTGGGACCGCGACGAGGCCACGCGGCTGGCGCTGGAGTATGTCTACCCCGCACTACCCAGGAAGGCGCGCAGGCTAGCGCGGCTGGCGTCGATCTGGACCTACAATGACGGCGGTGGGTCAAGGCGCATAGAGAAGCTGTTCAGCAACGCCGTGCGGCTGGCGGAGGAAAAGGCGGTGCGGTGACTGGCGTAGATCCCGATTACGCTCTGCTGGACGAGGACGCGGACGAGGTCCTGCTGGGTCTACTCGCACGCGATAACGAACCCCCGCCCCGATATACCCTGCCGCATGCTCGTCGGGAGCCTCTGCCGCAGCCAGACTTCGACCAAGCCGCGTTCCTGCGGCACATGCAGGGGCTTATCGCGAAGCGTGCGACAGCTGAACGCGATGCATTCGCCCGCGAGCGCGCTGAACTCGACAGGCTGCTGGCCTACGAAGAGGTAAAGGCTGCACCGCCCCCGCCACCGCCACCGCCACCGCCTAAGCCAGTCGCGCCTGTCCTGCCGCTGCAACCGCCGGCCTGGCTGAAGTCGTTGCCGCAATATCAGCAAGCGAAGCCGACGCATGTCGAGCTGTGGTTTGACCCGGAATGGATGCCCACGCCGCAGTTTTTGAAGAACATTGCGCTCTATACGTTGAACTACTTTGTGTCGGCGCGCCGCCTGGCGCCTGATGGACTGGACCGGCTGGGGGCACAGACGTCGCACATTGAGTGCGCGCGGGATGCCGATGCGATCGCGGGTGCCATGAAGCGTCTTGCGGACACACTGCCGTCTGGCGCTCGGATGTCGGCGAGGCCGCTGGAGGTGCCTGACCTGGCGCTCGGCGTGACGCTGGCATCGCGGTATGCTGCGTTGCGGCTGTTCTCGACGCACAGCGGGCAGAGCGTGGCGATTGATCTGACGTGGGATGCATGACCGACGCACCGCCTGGCGCGCTAGGGAAGAACTGGGAGCGCGGTCCGGTCCCGTTGGGGGATGTGCTGGACCGCATAGTGGAAGTGCTCGGCACAGTCCCGCCGCTGGTTCGGGAGAAAATCTCGGGCGCCATGCAGGAGGCTGGGTTTGAGATTATTTTAACCACGGGCCGCAATAAAAAGACTCGGGATTATGGCGCTACTATAGCGATGACCATCCCAACCAAGGATGCCATCCCGCTGGCGCTAATGCCTGTGTTGCTGGTGATCGGTTATCCTGAAGTCCCGCCGTCCAGCATCACCCCGCTGGCATGGGATCGTATGCGTGCATTCTGGGAGTTTGGTAATGCGCCGGTGCGGGGTGAACTGGCTTGGCGATCCACCAAGGTTGAGGCGGCGGGATGACCGACGCACCGCCCGACTACACGACGATGAGCGGCGCGGAGTTCCAGCGCGCGGTCGGCACGGATCCGGAGCGGTGGGCGGAGGCGTTCTGCCAGACGGTGAAGTTGCGGGGCTTCGAGCCCGATCTGGTCGGCAGTTGGTTCCGCGACGCAATGCACGCCGCGGTGGCCGCGCACCCTACCGTGGTGGTGGCGCTGAACGACTGGGATGCGCCGGAGGAGCCTAACGCGCGGTAGGCGCGTCCTCGACGCAGACGGCCTGCGGTAGCGTGGTGCCGCTGTAGACGGTATGGCCGTTCCAGCACGGGCCATGGCCGCTGAATGCGATCATCGCCGCCACCAGGCCCACGAAGAACACGATGAACCAGATGAACCAGATGAACCAGATGGCGCGGAGCATAGGGTAGAACTTGCGGGTAGCGCCGGGGCAGGGCCGTTCCCTGATCCCACCCCGGCGCCTCATGTTTCGCCCAGCCAGCAAAGCCAGACCTCGTGACGGTAGGAAGGCTGGCCGGCACTGTCAAAGTGAGTTTGCAGAGTCATGCGATGCGTGCAAACGACGGTTTGGAAAGGTGGGGTAGTCTGTAATGGGCACTAACGCACGGTTTCAGACCGCAGCGTTTTCTGTGACGGATCAAGCGCCTGGATGGGGTAGAATGGCGGCTCCCAAGTTGCTTACCACGTCTTTGTTGGAGTTGCCTTAATGACCACCAAGCAGTCGATTGCCACGGCGCCGAAAGACGGCTCGCAGTTCCTGGCGTGGCTGGATGACGGCTCAAATCTCGTCGTCAGTTGGGACGACGGCTATTCGATCCACGGCCTTGGGGGTCGATGGATGTCCCAGGACGGCTGGACCTATGTGGGGAGGGAGGCCACCCACTGGGAGCCGATCGAGGCGTATCTGTAGTCATATTCCGTTGCACAAACCGGGCCAAAGTGACGTGTGCCCAAACGACCGAATGCAGAGGTGGCCGATGAGCGAGGACGATATCCGAGCGATCCACAATGAGGCGGCTGGTCGGATCGTCATAGAGATTGTGCGACCAACTATTGCTGCTGGCGGGGGACCGGAAGACGTGCTGATCCTGCTGGAAAGCGTGGTGACTGGCGTTCTGACCCTCGTGGCGAAGCTCGGCGGCGACGACAGGGTGCTCGATGTGCTCGTCGAGGGCGTCCGCGATAGGATGGCCGAGATCCGGCTCAGCGGCCCGAGTGTCGGGCAGGCTTAAGCCGCTTACCGCGCCTTTGCCGGAGCCGCCACAATGACCACCACAATCGCCGATCTGGCGACGCTCGAAGATGCCGTCGTGCGTGCCGCCGTCCGGTTTATCGGCTGTGCGGGAGAGTTCGAGGGCAA